TAAAGGATCACCTTCGCCTTTGTCGGTAACAAGAATTGATCCGACGTGTGCAGAATACAGGAAGCGACTTCTCCACCACCCTGAGCCAGCGTGAGGGTACGGAGGTGAAAGAATTCCCCAATGCTGGTTGTAAAACTCTAATACGTCTTGCTCTGTTGCAAATCTTTGTCCACCAAGTTTACGTATAAGCTTACGACTTCCAACTATCTCTACTGGCCAGGTAAGATTTTTCTTTTCTAACCAAGTATCGTGTGGCATGAGAGCGCCAAGTACCCACGCGCGCTTCTTAAGCTCTGGTGCCTTAGCAACTACAGGACTTAGTGTTGGAACGATAGTTGACGTTGGGTCAAGCGCCTCAATAGGACCAAGTTCCTTTGGCATGCGCTTACGCACGATAGATCTGTCACCAAACGAGTACATTGGACAAACTGGAACCATACCTTGTAGCCAGCGCGCGGCTAAAAGATCGTCTGCCGCTTGAACAAGTCTTTTCTCCCATGGCTGAACATTTTCATCTGTGTCCATCATGTAGTAGCGTTCAATGTAGCACTTCTTTGCGGCGTCTGGGTTTACATCGCGAATTCTTTCAAGTGCAGCTTCAATATCTGCACGACTAAAATATGTTGCGCCTTCGTCACCGCGATGTTCAGTTCCAACAAGCAAATGCTTATACAACATCTCGGGCTTGCGAATAAGCGCACGAGCTCCGTTGAATACGGTGTTAAATTGCCAATCATCAAAAAATCCAACGCAAGGAATGCCAGACGATAAAGCGTATAACGCACCCATAGCGCCTTGTCGTCCGTTAAGTGAGTTTAACGGTGCAAGATTGATCCACAAAACGTCGTAAGACGACAAGTCCTCACCTGGAGTAACCTTGCGCCAGTCTACTTCATGACCAGACTCACGCAGCGCCTGAGCAATAGACGCAGGTACGTCAATCTTTTGTATTGTTCTTTTTTCAGTATTTATCTGCAAAGCAGTAAATCCCGACATCAGAACTTTCATGCTTACTCCTCTCGTGCTAAGTATGTTTAGCGCGTCACCTACGCATAATACACGTAGGTGACGACTAAACGCACTTAGAACGGGCTTGCTGGGGGTGCTACTGGAGCGGCTGCTGCTACTGGAGCGGCAGGCGCGGGTGCAGGAGCTGGAGCAGGCGCGGGTGCAGGTGCTGCTGCAGGTGCAGCAGCTGTTGCAGTAGCTGCAACAGGAGATGTGAAGTACATCTTAATTTCGTTCTTCTTGTTGCCTTGCCAGGTACGTGAACCTACCTGCGCACGGAACGAGCGTCCCTTCAATGCTGCTTCAATTTGAGCATTGGAAGGATTTGATGCAAAGAACTCGCGGCCAAGACCGAGAGCACCCATCTTGCGGAAGAACATTCCAAGAGCAGCAGAATTATCTGGTGTAACTACAAGGTTGTCCCAGATAAGTCTTTTAGCGTGAGCACCGTTTTGTACTTGTGCCTTGACTGCAAACATAGTCTTGCCTGATTGCGAGACCTTTGCTGTAGCTTCCATAATGACTAGGTCATAGTCACCGTCTGGAAGTGGTTCGTAACTGGCGGATTCGCCAGCGTCTTTAACGAGATCGCCCCAATTAAGAGTGCTCATCTGTTATTTTTCTCCTGTCTGTGCTTGTGCGGGTTGGGTTTTTGGACCGAAAACAACATCTAACATGCGTTCGACTCCAAGATTTTCTTGTTCAACGACTGCGCCAAGACGACCTTGGACGCGCTCGCCTGCTTCGTACTCATTTGTACGCTCTACATACATGCGTCGTACCTTGTATGGAGGCTGTAGCGGATCTGGATTTGGTACAGATTCGACTGTAAGAGCTCCAAGAATGTCGTAGAAATATGGTGCCTGGATTGCAAGTTGTCCCTGTAGGTATGGTTTGCTACGTCCATCGCTGGAACGTGCCATAGCTGTAAGAACAACCGCCTCAAGCGGATTAGTTGGGTGCATTGTAAGATCGCGTAGGTCACGTAATAAAGCGCCCATGTGACGAAGTAACTCGCCCCACTGCTGCATCTTCATCTGCTCGTTTCCTGCAATTGAGTCCATGCACTTTACTTGTAGTTCTGAGATTGAGTCAATAATCAAGCTCTTGAACTGGTGCTTACCTAGTTGTAGCCACTGATATGTCTTTATAACTGTGTCATAATCACGAACGGTGACAACACACGTATCCCACGTTCCATCTGCGACAGGAGGTTCCTCGCGCAGGGGGTCCCAGTACTTCACGATGATAGGCAAGAATCTGTGTCCGCCTTCAACGTCCAGCATGAGTCGAGGATACGGTGCGGTGACTGCAAAGGTAGACTTTCCAACCTTTGATTCTCCATACACCATCATCGTGAGAGATCGTTGTACTTCTGACATACGTCACTCACTTCCTTTCTTCTCTTGTGTAGAGTAGTATCCATATGGATCTCCTACTTCGAACATTTCACTGACAGCTTGTTCGGCGGCGCTTCCGTCGTCAAACAGAGGGCATACAGTGAAAAATTGGCATTTCCATTTGCAGTCGCGACTAGGGCGAGGATACGCAAGATAGCGATGATCTCCTCCATCGTCTAGTCTGTCGCGAACGTTCATAAGATCTGTAAGTACTCCATGAATTCTTTGCCAAAATGAGCGCAAGGCAAACACGTTGTGACGTACTTCAATTTGGTCATAGAAAGGAGGACGAGCATTTGCGCTACGCTTTACCTTTTTAAGCATGGTAAAGATTCCGCCTTCGGATCTTTCACCTTCTTTATTTTGTGCGGTTTCGAGCATCATATAGGTCAAGATCTGCTCGTTCATGTGTGCCATTGAGCCAAAATCAGTAAATGAGCCACCAACAGTCTTAAAGTCGCGAAACATACGAACTCCGTCTACCTTACGACGAACACGCATGTCAAGTTTTCCTTGCAACTCGACTCGACCTTCAAGCAAAGGCATTGAGATAATTTCTTCTGTAGAGATCATCTCTAACTCTGAGTCAATTCCATTTTCTTCAACCCACTGTAGATAACCTTCAAGCATGATGCGGCCGAGCTCCGCCTCAGAGTCAAGATCAAAGGTGTCGCGGTATGACTCAACAAGAATTGTGCGGTCTGCTTCAACGAGCGCCGAGTGCGCGTCTAATAAAGGAATGCTTTTTGAGTAGTAGTCATCAAGCGCCTGGTGAATACGACTTCCAAGTGCAAGTGCGCCTGTCATTTGTTGTGTCTTGGGTTGCAGACGTCGGTAGTAGCTTAGCCACCACTTTCTACGGCAGTCCTTGAATGTTTGTACCTCGGAGTTAGAGATACGTATTGGATTTGTCATAGATTTCCTGCCTTATCGTCTTTTAGTAGCGAAAGAAGCTTGTCCTTGTCACGAACAATCTGTTCAAAGTTGTCGGCTTTTGTCTCAAGAACTTGAATCACACGCTCTTCAATAGAACCTTCTGTGACATAGTCTGTAATGATAACAGAGTCATGAATTTCAGATCCGATACGGTGAACGCGATCCAATGCCTGTCTATGGTCTACTAGTGACCACGGTCTTTGCAGCATAACTAGACGACGCGCCGCGGTAAGCGTCACGCCTACGCCACCAGCTTGTGCGGTGAAAAGAATCCACTTAATCTTGCCAGACTGAAAATCGTCAATTGCCTGTTGGCGTTCGTCCTCACTTTGCGCGCCTGTTATAAGTCCGTGTTCGATCTTTTCTTTTGTAAGTTCTGCACTTAAAAGTTCAATAAGCTGTCGAGAGACTGCGCATACTGCAACGGAGTCATTTCCAAAGTCGCCGCTCTTGATGTCGTCCATTAGAGCGTCAACCTTGCAAGAAGGTTCAGCGAGTACTACACGCGCCTCGCCAGTTTCCTCGTTTACGCTCATCTCCGCGTACGAACTAGCAAACTGTAAAAGACGTATCGTTTGAGTAAGTGCAGATGGCGCAGTTAAAGCTTCTCCATTTTCAAGCTCAGCAATCATCATGTCACGCATTTGCTCATACGCCTTCTTTTGCTTGGTTGACATTTCAATATCGCGGCGTTCAAACATCATTTCTGGAAGCCACGGCAATACTTTTTTCTTAAGCATACGTCGCATGCGTGGATTTATCGCCGCGTAAAATTCTTGTTCCATATGTGGCTTAACACCGAGAACCATCATTCCGCCAAAAGCGTTCAACATCGTGTTGACCATGCGGTCAACCCAACGCGTCTTGCTTGGCCATTCATCTGGGCTTAGCCAGTGAAGTATAGACCAAAGATCCAAAACGTCATTTGCTATTGGAGTTCCAGTAAGCGCAAATCTAAAGTCTGCGTCACCTGTTGCCGCCCACAATGCTCTTGTCTGTTTTGACTTAGGTTCCTTTGAGCGATGAATCTCATCCGCAATAACTGCCTTAAAGTCTATTTGGTTAAGCTCGCGTGGATGAACCTCACAACGGTTCTCTGAGATCTTTTCATCGTGACCTCCGCAGTCCTGGCAGCGGGATAGAGCAACTGACCCGTATCCTGCTAACCTTGAGTGCGCGCGTAGACTTTCCCAGTTAATCACAAACACCTGTGAAGGTTGATCAAACTGCTTGCGTCGCTGTGTTGCAGATCCTTTAATAACCTGTACATCTACGTCCGGCCACCACTTTGCAAACTCACGCTTCCAGTTTTTCTTTAATGTATTTGGGCAAACGATAAGCGCAGGAAAAACTTGGTCGCCAGAGTCCTGTAAAGCCTTTAGCGCCCGTATTGCCTGCGCGGTTTTACCAAGGCCAGGTTCATCAGCAAGAAGGGCACGACGGGCAGCCTTGAGAAAGGCAACGCCTGCTCTTTGGTGCGGAAATAGGTCGGCATTAGAAGGGTCCTCAAGGGTCTCTAAATCACGTAGAGTATTCGCTGGGGTAATCCGATTGGTAAGCTCATTTGTTGCCCAGTCGGTCAATCTAGGGCCAATAAAAAGGTCTGTTTTGAAGGTAGATCTCAACGCAAGACAGCTTGCCCAGCTTACTGGAACATGCCAATGTTGCTCCTTGGTATCCCACTTTGCTCCAGGCAAACTCTTGCAAAGTTCCTTATAGCGCCACTCTGCATTGATAATTATGGCGTTTCCTAAAGCGTTGAGTTCTACGTTAACTGACACCTACTACCAATCCTTTCGTCATTAAGTCATATACTAACATACTTTGATAAAAAAGAAACTACATTTTGACCTAGTATGTAACTTTTTATTGAAGCAGGCGCACGGGCTTCCAACCTACCTTTACGCAGCGTAAAAGTCCATGGCGTATTGCATCTAACGCATGACCTTCCCCGCCCTTGTGCCAATATTCCAGTTTTTTCAACTTAGGGTTGTCAAACATTCCTTTAGCGTCTGACGGAGATTGGAAGACAATAGAGTCTGGATCCAGCCCAGCATCATGCATTAGGAACTTTAAGATTCCTATCTGCTCGAGTGAATACGGTGCCTGTGAGTTTTTCACTGTCTGCGCGTTTATCACGAAGCGCTCACAAACAACATCGAGTTCTACTTTTGCAAGAAACGCCTCGCAGATAGCATCACGTATTGGATTGGCGTACTCTCTCATTTGATATTCTCCAGACCAGACAAGCACTGGTTCCTCGCCTAACGTAAAGCTAAATAGTGCTATGCCACTAGCTTTTCCTGGATCTACTGATAGTATGTATTTCATCTGTATTTTTCACCCCAGTTTTCCATAGGTCCGTCAATTCCAGCTGTAAGCGGAACTGCCCAACCTTCTGTAGTTGTCATGCACTCTTGAACTGTCTTCATGATTTCATGAGCGTCCTTACGCGGTGCGTTAAGAACAATTTCATCGTGCACTGGCACGATGAGAAGTTCAGTAAGGTCTGCTTGATCTAGCTTAACAAGGTTTGCCTTAAACACCTCGGCAGCACCTCCTTGGATTAAATAATTCACAAGTGTGTAGACTCGATCTTCATCGCAAGGCAAACGCCTTCCTGTCCACGTATACACGTATCCTTGGCCTTCTGCCTTAACACGGCGCATTCCTGCGTCTTCAATTTGTCGTTGAAAGTACGCCATGCCTGCAAAACGCGCATCAAACGCATCTGACACTTGCTTCATCTGAAACTCTGGCACTCCAGCAGTAAGCGCTTGTTTTGCGACTCCAGCTCCGTAAAGACGACCGTATACCGTTCCTTTAATAAGGTTACGACGCTTATCCGACCGTTGCATAGTTGGATCGTTGTAGATTTCTCGACCAATTTCCGTAAACGGATCTGACCCGGTAGCGTCAGCTCTGTTAAACAACGTGATGAGATTTGGATCTCGTGAGAGAGATGCGAACATTCTAAATTCGACCTGGTCAAGGTCGCTTGTGATAATGACATGGTCATCGTCCTTTGGGATAAACGCAGTGCGGACAGTATCGTCGCCCTTAGGCAGAGTCTGCAGTGCTGGATTTTGGATACTCATACGGCTTGTACGTGCGCCAAGTGTTTTTACTGAAGGATGAACTACTCCATTGACGTTTTCAGTTAAGAAGTTAGAAAAATAAGTGTTAGCAAGCTTATCAGCTTTACGCTGCTTTAATACCACCTCGGCAAGATTCTTTACCTCATCATTTCCATTAATAGTAAGAAGCTTTAGCTGGTCCTTTGTGGCAGATTTTTGCCCAGTAGGTGTAAATTCTGTTATCTCTGCGCCAAGAGACTCTAAAAGACGAACAAGTTGCACGTTACTAGATACCGATACACCGTTGTAGGTCTTACGCGCCCATTCTTTAACAGAGTCAGCATACGCGGTAAGCTCTTCATACTTACGCTTAGAGTAATCAAGGTCAACACGCGCACCGTTAATTTCCATGCGAGTTACGATACGGCGAGCAGCCATTTCAAGCTCATACGCACGGTTATATGGACCATTTGGGCCACACTTTTCGTAAA